TGATATCAAGGTTATCCCTTTTCCAGATATTCCGAACATCCATCCTAAGTATTGGTTTGGTAGCGATAATTTTAAATACGGAATGGCTCGCTGTTGGGATCGCCCAAAAACTTTCGTATTTAACACACACAATTTCGCAGAAGATAAACCAACTGGGCGTTTTGTTTTTCTAGATCTTGATGTAATCATTCAAAACGATCTTACTCCAATCATAACATATAATATGGAACAACCTACCAAGATGCGGTCTTGGTGGCAAGATCCTCGTCCTATGGACACACGCCGCTTCAAACTATCACATGGCGCATTTACTAACGGAAGCTGTCAAGTATGGAGTGACGATCAATGTGAGCCAATCTGGGAAGATGTATTGAAATATCAAGATAAGATTTGGTTCACATTCACAGATGGCACTGACAACTATCATAGCTGGCGTTGGAAGGATCTTTGGGATTACTTTCCGAGCTGGATGGCTTACTCATATAATCGTGGTCGCTCATGGGATGAAGATGATTTGAATGTGGGCATTTACCGAGAGAATTGCATCCTTTGTGTATTCAATGTCGACCTCCTACCATTTGAAGATGCTTCACGTGGCAAAACTAAACAAGACGAACTTGCTGACCCCAGACTGCTGGAGCACTGGCAATGACATACGAATATAGAAACTTTAGAGGTCAAGATTGGCTTTGGCCAGAGAAAGATTATCATTGTTGGAAACATCTGACTGAGACGCATCCTGATATACCTGAACAGATCTTAGACAAAATCGGCGGTGCTGATGTAGTGGTTCAAGCTGGTGGTAACTGTGGATTATATACAGCACAATATGCTTCTTTAGTAAATGAGGTGATAACATTTGAGCCATTACCATCTATTTTCCGATGTCTTGAAGAAAATATGAAAGATTACGATAATGTGACAATGTATCCACATGCTTTAGGTGATGTGGAAAAATTGATTGGTATGAGAAAAAGGTTTTCTAATATAGGTGCTTCCCGTGTTTCAAAATCCATGAAGGGAAATATAAAACAAGTTCCCTTAGATAATTATGATATAGATCCTGACCTCATTCACTTAGATATCGAAGGTATGGAGAAAAGTGCATTGAAGGGTGCATTGAGAATTTTAGAAGAAAGTCGACCTGCTGTAGCTGTTGAGAGAGATATTGGAGGAGACTTACTGGAAGAATTGGGATATAGGAAAGTTGCTAACTTTGGAATGGATTGGTTGTATCAATGAATATTTACACAGTGAAATGGGGCGATAAGTATAGCTCTGATTATGTGAACAAGATCGCATATGATATTGCGGCTGACTTCCCAGAGGCAGATCGTAAGATGTATTGCATTACTGATGACCCAACTGGTCTTGTAGATTTTGTCGAACCTATATTGATTCCCAAGCATAACGATCTCGAGAAGTGGTGGAATAAAATGTATTTGTTCTCACCTCTTGTAGAGCAAACAGGCGAGAAACTTTTCTTCGATCTAGATATTTTAATTCAACACGACATCACTGCCTTTGAAGAATTCGATCCAGGTAAATGTCTGGGTATTGTAAAAACTTGGTGGCACGACTTGGAAAAGATGCGCGAGGAAACTAAACACGTGCCTCACAAGTTTAGTGATATCAACTCTAGTATTCTACGATGGAATGACGGCTTTGATGGCGCAGAGCTTTGGGAATACTTTACTAAATATAAGAAGCAGATTATGTGGCACTATCGAGGAATTGATAACTTCCTTTGTGATAAACATGTAATCCCAATGAAGATATTTCCACTTGGTTGGGTCTACAGTTTTAATCAAGGTTATATCTATCCACAAGATACCGAGAAGCACGTGTATCGCGAGCTTCCATATGTATGTTTATTTGATTCTATGGGCAAAAGTGAAGATGTTAAAATCTAATTTTCTAAACAATTATAAGTTTTGGGGTGAGGCTCTCTATTTTATTGAGAAGAAAGCACCACATAAACTTAGTGATATGCGCCAGTGTTTTGACAATAATCATGTCGAAGCTGCTGAATGGCTTGTCACAGAATTACAAAAGAATATTGATAATTGTGCAAGGCAAGAGAAAGTAAAAGTTCTGGTTCTAAATTCTTGGCTTGGTATTCCACTTGTTCCTCTATTGTGTGAGAATATTGATGTTGGTGAATTGCATTTAGTCGATCTTGACAAAGAGTCATTAGATTTGTCTAAACTTTTTCACAAGCATTATTCGCAAGAAAAATTTATCAAGATGAGACACCATTGTCTCGATATACCATTTGCGTTCGAGGAATTGAACAAGATTGATGCAGATGTCGTCATTGCTATCAACACTGAGCAAATGTATCCACTCACTGAATTACAGACCCGTAATCCAATGGCAGTCTTTGCTTGTCAAAACAGTAATGTGATTGAAGAAATGTATGGTATCAATTGTGTAAATTCAATTGATGATTTGAAAGAACAGATTGGTCTAGATGAAACTTACTATGAAGGACAGATTGAGCAAACTTATTATGATTGGTCTGGACAGAAAAAGTATGACCGCTTCATGGTAATTGGGTCTAAGTAATATCCTCGACCATCATCTCCCACATTCCCTGATCAGGGATGACAAATCCTACTGTAATCCTTGGACCACCACCAGCACAGTGCCAAAATGGATTATCTTGCCCACCATAATAACCAACCTTTGCTGACCAACCTTGCCAGTCAGGTAAGGTTGTGATTATCTGACCGTCCCAATATTGGAAATACCCATTACCAATATTGTAATTGAATAGGATATTATATCCAGGACAATCCCAATTATTATGCCAACCCATGTATCCATCTTCTGGATAATAGACATGGACAGCACTAAATTTAGCACCCAGAAACTTTACCAACTCATCATTGAATCTCTTTGATTCGGCTTTGAATTTTTCGGGGCTTTTACTTCCTGGACCGAAGTGAACATTACGAATTACTTCTGGTGGACCAGCATGCTGACCGTCTTCCTTACCCATAGGTTTGGCAAGCATCTCCTTCAGATATTCAAATGATTGTGATTGTTCCTGATCAGAGTCGCCTTTTTGATCAATATACAATTCAGATAAATCTTGATCGAAAAACCAATTACTATGCCGATCCAAGATCTCTAAGATTTCGTCATTTAGGTCTATAAATCTCATTGATTTCTTTCTTCATTGGTGGTAAAGTATAATGAATTACGACTGGTTCTTGACCTTGCAATTCGTCTTTACGATAACCTTGAACAAAGTTCCAGCGTGCATCAGGTTGTGGGAATTCAGCTACAGCAACATCAAAGTTACCATTTTCCAAAAGATTCCACATCGTAAATGTATCCCATTTGCGAACCTCCTCAGGATATGGAGTCGGATCCCAAGAAGGTGTTCGTTGCTCTAGATACCACTCATACCAACTATCCATAAGTTGTTTGGTTGTAGCAGTGTTGTAGAGAAACAAACCACAGTGGTAAATCATTTCTTCAGTTTCAGAAAGTTTTGTAATCTTTGCATTATAGGGGCGGTTTCTTGTGAACAAGATATCATTGTCTCCTAGCAAATCAAACACATCTGAAATATCTTCGTGTTCTACCAGTGTGTCGCAATCGAGATACAAAGTCACATCATATGGTGACTTCGATAATGCCCAGAGTTTAGCGCGAATATGATTAGGAACATCATCCGTATAGATATGTTCAAAAATTTTACGAGCTTCGTCATCAACCCATTCTTCGTGTGTGAAGAGAGTAATACTTGCTTCTGGATAAAAATCTAAAAGTGATTGTGCTGAATGTAGGGCGGCATAGTAATATGCTTTGTTTACAGTCGCAACATAAAGATAACCGTTATTCTGCATTCGCCAATGCTTCCTGAATGAGCAGGGTTGCATAAGCATGGACTTCGATAGGTGTTTTTGATTTACGAAGTCTCTTCTTCAATTCTCTATTTTGTGAGTTTTTAATTTCTTCGATTTCAAATGCTTCGAGTTTCATATTGAAAAGAACTTCTTGCTTACGTCTCATCGCGTCAGCTTCAGCCTTTTCTTTCCTAATTTTTTCCTGTCGCTCTCGTTCGACATCATGTTCTGCTGTGAGGCGATCAAGTTCATCCTCACCAAACATTTCTATGATAGCATCATAGTCGGCATTCACACCGCCTGCAGCATCGATGTGAATAACAGCATATTCGCCATTACCCTGTAACATACGACAAACGATTTTACGATTAGCTTTATCCTGCCAAATAGGATTTTTGTATTTTGGAAGAGTTTCTTCGCTCATTATATAGACTCCATAATATATAATTCAAGTTATTTAGGCAATCCTCACAAACAGTTTTTTAGATTCAACAGAGGATGATGTGCTGATGATAGTCAGACCATCGTAGTAGCCTGTATAAGTTCCTGAATAAGAACCATCATATGAACCAGTGTAAGAACCAGTATATGAGCCAGTGTAAGAACCTGTGTAGGCTGGACCAGTATATCCATTGAAATCTGGATTGTATGTGCCATCATATGTGCCTTCATACGTTCCTGAATATGAACCTTCATACGAACCAGTATATGAACCAGTGTAAGAACCTGCATACGCATATGTGGCTGTGTTTTTCACTTGGTCAGTGAGTGTTTCACCCATCTGCTGCCAAGTGCCGCCACCAGTCGGGGCTGCAGTAGAAACTTCATATTTGCCAATATTGTTGGCAGCAATACGGTTACGAAAGCGACCAACCAATGATTGAACATTAGCTTCTGTGAATTCCTGGAAACTGGTGTCATCAGTTTTCTTGACAACAGTTCTGTATTGATTGTCATTCGGTGTAGTTGTTACTGTTGTTTTTTGCCAAAGTGTTTTCTTTGCTGATGTGCCATCTACTTGTGTATCGAAAATTTCGCCACGGTTAGTCCATGTGC